GTGCAACTGTATCTATTGAAGAAACTGTAAAAGCATTTGAAAAAGTATTTGGTAAAGGTGGAAGATTTGGAAGTGCTACAGATGAATTAGCTGGAACATTTGAGGGAACTCTCTCAATGATTGGAGATAAAATATTTAACTTTAAAAGAGTTTTATTAGAAGCTGGATTCTTTGATGAACTTAAAAATCAATTTGGAGACTTAGATAAATTCTTAGAAAAAAATGCAAAAGATATAGAAAATATTGCAATAGCTGTTGGAAGTAATTTAGCAAAAGCAGTTGTTGGTGCAGTTGATATGGGAAGAAAATTAGTTCCATTCTTAAAAGAAATAAAAGCTATTCTTGGTGGAATGATAGAAGCATTTAATAATTTACCATCTGTCATGCAACAAGCTGGAATTATCGGTGCATTTTTATTAGGTAAAAAAGGATTCATTGGTCTAGCAGTTATCTTAGACTTTATGAATAGAGTTGATAAATTCACAGAAAAGTTTGGAGATAAACCTTTAACATTCCCAGAAATACAACCATTTGAAAGTGAACTATCAATACCAATAGAACAAAAAGGAATTAAAAAAGTAAATGAAGAATTAGAATATACTAGACAAATTATACATGAATTTGAACATGAATTATCTGTTAGTATTCCATCTGCTACACAAAAAGCACTAGAAAGATTTAGAGAATTAAATTCAGGTGCATTAGAAAAATTTAAAAGTAAAACAGAAAATATTAGAGATATTATTGTTGATACAGTTGATAGTGGTATTTCAAATATGTCGAGAGGTTTGGCACAAGCATTTGTTACTGGTAGAAAATTAACTGATGTATTTAAAAACATGGCTCAAACTTTAGCAATAAATGTTCTAAGTGCATTAATAGAAATTGTTGCAAGAAAAGGTGTTGAACTTGCTATTGAAAGATTAATAACTGCTGAAAAAAGAAAACAAATGGCTTACTCAATGGGTGGTGGTGCAGATATGGGTGGTGGAAATATATTTGGTTCTATTGGTAAATTATTTGGATTTGCAAAAGGTGGTGCTGTATCTAAAGGTCAGCCAGTTGTTGTTGGAGAGCAAGGTGCTGAATTGTTTATTCCAAACCAAACAGGACAAATAACTCAAAATGCTAGAGGAACAGGTGGTGGTGCAACACAAGTAACATTTAACATTAATACTTTAGACGCATCTGGCTTTGAAGACTTATTAGTTAGATCAAGAGGAACTATAACTTCTATTATTAACAATGCAGTTAATGAAAGAGGAGAGGGAAGTATAATTTAATGGCTGGTGCATTTCCAATATCTACTGCTAAGTTTGAATCTTTAGGAATTAAATCAATTCAAAATACTATTATTTCTAAATCTGTATCTGGTAAGAAACTTGCTAGACAAATAGATGGTCAAAGATGGGGATTTACTGCTAGAATAATTACAGCAAAAAGAAGTGATGTTTATGGCGAACTTATGGCATTTATTGTTAAACAAAGATCAGGCAAAGAAAACTTTACAATAGTGCCACCAGAAGTCGAAGATGCTAGAGGTACAGCTAGTGGAACTCCTAATGGTACTGCATCTGCTGGTGCTACATCAATTACATTAGCTGGTACAGGAACAGGCACATTAAAAGCTGGAGATTTTATTAAATTTGCATCACACGATAAAGTTTATATGGTCGTTGCAGATCAATCAGATATTTCAACAGGTTCACTTACTATTGAGCCACCTTTAACAACAGCTATTACTAATTCAGATATACAATTTGATAATGTTCCATTTACAGTACATTTAACTAACGATATTCAAGAATTTGGTGTTGTAGGTTCTGATAAAGATGGTAATGCTTTATATCAATTCGAAATTGATGTAGAAGAATCGCTTTAATGAAAAAATATAAAATAGTACACAAAATAACTGCCGATTTTATTGCTGAAGCGATTGTTAATGAAGATGAAATAGATACTTCAATAAACGATCTAAAGGAATATAATAAACCTAATAGCAAATTTGAATTTACTATGGTAAAAGGTACAGAAAGTGTAACCCAAACTAATTACGAAGAATATGACCAGAAGTCTATCAACAGCGATAAAGAACGCATTAGCAACAAATGATATTAGACCAGTACATCTTATCACTATTGGGTTCAGCACTCCTGTTAATATTACTGATTGCTCTTTTCCACTAACATCTTCTGTATCTGGCTCATCAGTTACTTATAATTCATCAGATTTCATTATGGGTTTATCAGAGTTTTCTGAACAAACTGATATATCAAAAACAAGTGTTAAATTAACTTTATCTGGTGCTGACCAAACATTTATAGCAACAGTATTAAATGAGAATGTAACTAATGATGAAGTTATTATTTTTAGAGGATTATTAGATAGTTCTAATGCACTTATTGCTGACCCTATTATTTTATATAAAGGTAATATTGAAAACTTTTCAGTTCAAGAATCTAATACCACAAGTAATGTAGTATTATCTATTGTATCTCAATGGGCTGACTTTGATAAAAGGAATGGTCGTAAAACAAACAATACATCACAACAAAGATTTTTTAGTACAGATGTTGGAATGGATTTCTCATCAGAAACAATCAGAGATATTAAATGGGGTAAAGCATAATGCAAAGTGTAGTTAATTTTTATAAGCAATTTAATAAATATAAGAATCACAATGTTATTGAATTATCTCATCATATAGAGCCATCAATACAAGCTAATCAATACAAAGTATTCAGAGATGATAAATGTATATTTGGTTTTGTTAATTGGGCTTTTTTAAATGAAGAAAACGAACAGCATTATAAATTAAATGCAAAGATAAATAAAGACCAATGGCAAAGTGGAGATAGACTTTGGTTACATGATATTCTTATTTTAAGAAATGCAAGAATAGTTATGTCATGGGTTTATAATCATTTCAAAAACTTTCTAAAAACCAATCAATGTATTAATTGGTTAAGATTAGATGATGATAATAATATTTACAGAGTATCTTGTAAATATAAAAGGGAGTTTCATAAATAATGGGTGGTGCAGTAGAAAAAGTAACTAAAGTAATACAACCAATAACAACTTTATTTGGTGGTAATCCTTTATTATCTTTAGGTGCAACATTATTTATATCTTGGGCATTAAGACCTAAAGTTCCTGATATTCAAGATTTCGGTGTTAATGAATTTGATGATTTTGAAAAAGGTATTTTATTAAATAAACAATCTAATGATGCAAACATACCTGTTGTTTATGGAGAAAGATTACTCGGTGGAACTAGAATTTTTGTTGAGAGTTCAGGGAACGATAATCAATTCTTATATATCGCTTTAGTATTATCAGAGGGAGAGATTAACTCTATTGAAGAAATATTAATTGATGACAAACCTGTTACATTTGCTAGTAGTTTTACAGATGGTAATGCAGTTGAAGTAGATAGTTCAGATGTTAATTATTACAAAGACGGAGAAAGTTTAATTAGAGTAGAGCCTCATTTTGGAACTGATGGTCAATCAGCATCAACATTATTATCAACATTATCTAGTTGGGGAAGTAATCATAAATTAAGTGGCTTATGTTATTTAGCACTTAGATTTAAGTTTAATCAAGATGCTTTTGGTGGACTTCCTAAAATACAAGCTAGAATAAAAGGTAAAAAAGTTAAAACTTATAATGCAAGTTTAGTAGAGCAATCTGCAAGTTATTCAACTAATCCAGCTTGGTGCATTTTAGATTATTTAACAGATACAAGATATGGAAAAGGTTTAGCAGTAAGTGAAATAGATTTACAAAGTTTTTATGATGCTTCATTAGTTTGCGAAACCCAAGTAGAGCCATATTCAGGTGGAAGCAATATTAATATATTTGATTGTAATACAGCAGTAGATACATCAAGAACTATTATAGATAATTTAAGAGAAATGATTAAAGGCTGTAGAGGTTATATTCCATTCTCACAAGGTAAATACAGTTTAATTATTGAAACAACAGGAACAGCAACAGTATCATTAACTGAAGACGATATTATAGGTGGTTATACTTTATCAATCCCACAAAAGAATGAAAGATATAATCGAGTTATTTGTTCATTTATAAACCCCGATAGAAATTATCAAGTTGATGAAGTGCAGTTTCCACCAATAGATGATTCAGGATTACCAAGTGCAGATCAACACGCAACAATGAAAACTGCTGATGGTGGTTTTTTGCTTGAGGGTAGATTCCAATTTCCAACAATCACAAGTCAATATCAAGCTGAGGAAATGGCAGAAGTTATTTTAAGAAG